GTCATGGTGCTGCGCTCCCTCTGGCTGCTCGATCGAACACGCCGATCGCCCTCACCTGCCCCCGGCAGCCGGCGTACTGCTCTCGGGCCCGGTTGATCCAGTCGGCGACGTCCCGCTCGGACGCCGCAGCGTCGCCGGGATCTCCGGCAGCGGGCCGGGGTCCTGCAGCAGCACCGCCGGAATCGGCAGGCACGCCGGCGTCGGCGCTGTCGCGCAGGCGCTGCACAACGAGAGCAGACAAGCACTCGTGATCAGGGCGGGCCACGAGATTGACCGCGGCGGCCTGTTTTCGGGCGATGGCTGCATTTTTCTCGCGCTCCTGCTGGTAGGCGACCTGCGCGCTGTCGGCGGCCCTGTAGGCCCGTGCGAGGTCCCGGGTGCGCTGGCTCTCGGCCTCGATCCGCTCGCGGTCCCAGGCGCGCAGCACGCGCGCGCTGGCCAGCTCGGCCGACGTCGACCAGGCCCAGGCGAGCGACGCGGCCCAGGCGGCCAGCAGCGAGACGGCGGCGATGCGGCGCCACCAGGCAGTGAACCAAGCGATCACGCGTCGCTCCACTCGCTCACGCCCGTTCCTGTGCCGCCAACTGCGCCAGCGTCAGCCCACCCGAGTCCTGCAGATGGGCGTATTCCCGAAATCCGCCGGTCCACCGGCCCGCCCACTCGAGGCCCAGCGCTTCGCCGATCTGGCCGCACTGGTCGAACAGCGCTAGATTCGTCCACTGCGCTTTCCCGTCGGCGAGTGGCACGAAGTCGAACGCGCATCGGTAGTTGTGGTACGACTGCCCGCCCTTGGCATTGGTGACGCGCGGCCCCGGCTTCGACCGCCCCTGCGCGTAGAGTGCGTCCTGCTCCGCGTTTGATCTGTAAGTCGATGTTATAATTACATCTATGCCGTGGGCCTTGCAGGCCGCGACAAAAGCTCGACATTTCGCGGCGACCCTTGGCGTCAAATCATCCACATCGCGACTCATGGTTTATGCCTAAAGCTCTAGAGTTGAAGGGACGAAGATTCGGCCGGCTGACCGTCGCCGATCGCGCTGGGTCGGTCAATGGCAAGTCCAGGTGGTCATGCATTTGCGACTGCGGGCGATCGACTACCACTACCGCAAACCAACTGAGTACGGGGATGACGAAATCTTGTGGCTGCCTGAAAAAGATCAACAACGGGCGCCGCACTCATGGGCGATGCCGAACTCGCACATACGCCATTTGGTCCGGCATGATTGACCGCTGCGAAAATCCCAAGAATGCGGCTTTCGCAAGATATGCCGGTCGCGGAATTGGCGTCTGCGCAAAATGGCGAGCATCTTTCGAGGCGTTTCTGTCTGACATGGGCGAAGCTCCCTCCGGGCTTACGCTTGAACGTCTTGACAACAACGCTGGGTACTCGCCTGAAAACTGCACATGGGCAACGTACCGCGCGCAGGCTCGCAACACCCGGCGTTGTCGCAGCCTCACGCACGAAGGGAGAACGATGTTGATTTCCGATTGGGCGAAGGAAATCGGAATTCGTGAATCGAGCCTGCGTTGCAGGATTGGTAGACTTGGCTGGACGGTAGAGCGTGCCCTGTCGACGCCGAAAATCGGCTGTTGATCATGGCGGCGCTCCACCTGTTCGCCACTGCTCGACCCACTCGGCAGCGACTTTCGAGTCCCGGTTCAGCAGCGCGGCCAGCGCCATCGCCAGTTCCCTGCAGGGCAGGTGCACATAGAGCCCGCGGTCACCGACCACCTGCCAGCCACCGACGAGCGGCGACTCGGGGCGCGCGTCGAATGGATTCACCGATCCCCAGCGCCCCGGCCTCGGCGGATCGCCCGCGTCGCGATCCCGCTCAGCTTCTCCAGCCCCGCATTGCCCAGCCAGCCGAATAGCCCGCTGGCCACCAGCGCCAGCGTCACCGGCAGTTCCCACGTCACAGCCAGCAGGTAGGTCATCAGCGCGGCGAATTGCGCCGTCACCATGTGCCCGAGCGCCCACAGCACGCGGAATTTCGACCAGTCGTCCCGCAGTTCGCGAAACAGCGACACCGCCCCGCCGGCCGAACCGGTGGCGCACGCCAGCCAAAAATCGGTGATCGACAGGTCGACCACGCGCTGCGCGACTTCGGTCGCCCACACCGGGGCCGGCTGGACGGTGGCGAACAGCACGAGCATCACGCGCAGCATCACGGAACCGCCGGCGGCGATCAGCGCCGAGAGGGCGATCTTGGCTGCGAGCGAGCGGCGCAGAGCACGAGTGCAGGCTTGCATGGCGCGTCCCTCACCCCACTCGGATGGCGTTGATCCACGTGCGCGCGGCCGTGCCGTCGATCGTGGCGTTGCCCCCGGTGTCCTGATAGATCCAGGCCTCGAGGTAGTCGGTGGTGCCGTTCATCGGCACGATCGCGCCCGGCAGGCACGCGCCGCACGCTCCGGTGCCCGACATCCGAGAGATCGGCCCCGATTCGTAGATCGCGCCGTTCTTGTAGACCGACATGCGGACGCTCGCTTGGTTCACGCCCACCTTGACCTCGGCGGCGCCGCTCACCAGGTAGTCGCCTGCGACCTGCGGCGTGAACCGCGCGGTCGCCGTGGCGTAGGCCAGCGTGTCGTCGGTGACGACGGTGGCCAGCGACAGTTTGGTCCAGGTGGCCGTGACCACGCCGGTCTGATCGGCCGACAGCGTCGCGCGAAGGCGCGGCCGGACGATGCCGTCGCTGCCGATGATCGGTGCGCCCGGGTAGCGCGCGATGTTGCCGCTGGTGATCGTGGTCTGCCCGTTGGCCACCGTCACGACCCACAGGCCGATGTAGCCCGCGTCCGGTGTCGGCGTGACCTGGCTGCCGGTGGTGGCGGCCGTGCCGGCCTTCACCTGCACCGCGACACCGCACTTGCGGGTCTGCGCCTGCGAAACGCCGTTGCCGCCGGCGCCGGAATACGGCTGCGTCGGGTTCGCCGCGTTGTAGTACTGCAGCACCGCGAGATCGGCGTCGCTCTCCGACATCGCGACCTGCACGAGGTAGTTGATCGACTGGCCGGGCGTGCCGGGCGCCGGGCACGACAGCACCACGTTGTCGAGCGAGACGCCCTGCTTGAGCACCTGGTGCGCGGTGTCCAGCGCGATCGACGAGTAGGCCGCCGGCAGCAGCGACGCCATCGTGTAGACCTCGCCGGGACCGACCACGACCGTGAGCGCGGCCGGGGTGTTCGCGCCGCACGCCAGGCCGCGGATCGCCGGGCCGCTGCCCAGCAGCGCCTGCGCGAGTTTCGTGACCGCGATCTCGGCGTACAGGTTCGAGTAGAGGATGTCCAGCGACTGCGGAATCGCTGCCGGATAGACCACGCGCTTGTCCATGATGCTCCCGTGTGCAGGGCGATCAGTTCGTGATCGCGACCCAGATCGTGGCGCCGACCGGTTTCGCGCGCGCGATGGCGGCGTAGATGTCGGCATCGGTGGTCGCCGCGACCATTTCGTCGGGCGACAGGTAGCGGCCGGCCGAAGCCGGCGTGTCGTAGGCGATCACCGGGCTGCCGTAGCCGCCCAGGTTCGCGGTGACGTTCGAGGCGGGCCGTCGGACGGTGACGAACGCGGTCAGCGGCAGGTCGTAGGCCCCCCAGCCGCCGGCGACACCGTAGCCGCACGCCACGCCCCAGCCGCCGGTGTCGGCGGCGTTCGCGGGCTCGAACACCCGCGGCGCGCTGCCCGTGAGCGTGGTGAGCAGGTCGATCAGGCCCTGGCGCGTGATCCCCTGCTGAAACAGGCGCGCCACGATCGCCGCGCGCAGGCTCCCGTCGCTTTGTCCGGGCGCACGCGCAAGCCGGCCGCCGAAGAAGTCGTACGCGATGAGATCCAGCGTTCCGCCCGATGCGGTGCGCAGGCGCAGCTGCTGCGCGACCCAGGCGAGCAGCGCGAACGCCCAGGCGTGCGTCTGGGCCGGCCCGGCCAGCGCGGCCTCGAGCACCGGCGCCACATCGGGGAACCAGCCCTCGGGCAGCACCTGGCGAAGGCGGCCCCGGAAGTCGTCGAGATCGCCGGTCGGCATCAGGACACCGTGATCGTGCCCGCCCGCACGACCTGCTTGCCCGAGGCGGCGAGGTCGGCGCCGGCGCCGTTGATCGCGATGCCCGAGACGTTGGCCACCGAATCCGAGGCATCGTAGGCGACCTGCGCCAGCCGCGTGATCGGCAGCGTCTGGCCGATCGAGAGCGTCGACACATAGCTGGCGACGGCCTGGCTGACCAGGGAGCGCACGGCGCTCGCGGTGGCGCCGGCGGCCACGGTGATGGTCATCGCGATGTTGGCGATCAGCGGCTGCGGGTAGAACACCTCGAACAGCGACCCGATCGGCCGCACGTCGTTGATGGCCGCCTTGATAGAGGCGAGGAACGACGCCGGCGGCGCGCCGCTGCCATCGTCGGCGACGACGTAGAAGTAGCCCAGGCGCTGCGCCCCGCTCGCGTAGTCGATGCTCTCCACCAGGGTGTACCGCGCCGACGGCTGCGCGGTCTCGATCGCGTAGGCGACCGCATCGAGGTTGCCCTTCGCCAGACTGGAGATCCAGAGCGCGAAGCGCGCACGCACGTCGTCGTCGGATTCCTGGTCCTTGCCGTTCGTGAACGGCCCGGGGTTCGTCACCGAGTCGATGCCGGGCAAGGCCGAGCCGATCGTGTTCACGGCGCCGCCGGCGGCATTGCCCCCCACCCCCGTGGAGACGCACTGCACGGCGACCGCGAGCGAGGCGACCCCGGGCGCGAGCGTGAATGCGCCGTTCGCATACGCGAGGTTGCCCGCGTCGGCCACGACCTGGTACAGGCGCGCGTTGCCCTGGATCCCGACCATCGCGCCCACCGGAACGGAAGCGGCCGCAGTGGTGGTGGAGCGGCGAAAGATCACCGTACCGCTGGCCGGCACCGCATCCTGACGGGCGAACCCGGCGAAGTCGGCGAGCCAGGAATCGAGCGCCGTGCCGCTGGCGGTCGCCGCGCGAGACTTGGCCAGCAGCTCGGCGATCTCGGCCTGCAGCCACATCCCCTGCGCCGCGCAGGCCTCCAGCAGCGCCAGCATCACCGACCCGGGGCTCAGGTCCAGGAGCCCGGACGACTGCCCTCGGACCTGCAGCGCGGCCGCCGCATCGGCGACCAGGTCATCGAACGAGCGGAAGTTCTCCGGGTCGATCGTCCGGGAGGCCACCACGTCGCCGACGGTGAACGCCTGCGGCGCGTCCGGCAGTTCGCCGGGAGCCAGCACCAGCAGGGTGAGCGTGGCCGACAGGGAACCGACCACGGCCAGGACGGTGTAGCGCCCCGGCGCGCCGGTGATGGAGAGCGCGGCCGCGCCGTCGTTACCGGTGATGGGCGGCGAGAACGTCCCGCCGCCGCCGCGGATCAGCGACAGCGCCGCGGCCGGGATGACGGCGTCGGTGTCGATGTCGCGCACCAGCAGTTGCACGGTCTGTCCGGGCTGGGCCGTCGCCACATCGGCCTGCACCAGGATCCCCGTCGGGGGACTGGTGACCTCGACCGGGATATTGAGGGTCGTCATCGTCGGATCAGCCCGTCACGTTCAGCGAGGAGATGCCGAGCGCCGAGCCCTGCAGCAGGAACGCCGCCTGGCCCTGCGCGTCGGTCACGGCGGTGGCGTTGATGAGCGTGAGGCCGGCCGCCACCGACCCGCTCAGCGTGGCACCGACCACCGGCGTGCCGTTGGTGTCCAGCGCCTGCACGACGACCATCTGGTAGGCGCCGTTGCTCACCAGCACCGCCGAGCTGCCCACCTTCGTGATCGAGGCGATCGTGCCGCCGGCCGCGGGCGCCGGATCGATGTGCAGCAGCAGGTTCACGGTCGTGGCGCCGCTGGTGCTGGTGGCGATCACCGGCACCGTGAAGTCGCCGGAGGCGGCGGGGATGCCCGAGAGCACGCCCGTCGCGCCGTCGATCGAGAGCCACGCCGGTTTCCCGCTGCCCAGCGTCCAGGTCACGGGGATCAGGCTCTGCACCGAGAGTTGCGCGGAATAGGCCGCCCCCACCACGCCGGTCGGCAGGGTCGTGTTCAGAATCGTCGGCTTGGGCGGCGTGGCCGCCGCGGCGATCGTGATCGAGAGCGACTGCGTGGCCGGGGTGCCGGTGGTGCCGGCGACCTGGATCGTGAAGGTCGACGTGCCGGCAGTGGTCGGCGTGCCCGTGATCGCCCCGTTGCTTGAGTTCAGGGTGAGCCCGTCGGGGAGTGCCCCGCTCAGCACCGACCACGTCAGCGTGCCGTTGCCGGTGGCGGCCACCGACTGGCTGTAGGCCACGCCCACGGTGCCGCCCGGCAGCGACGTGGTGCTGATCGACGGGCCGCTGATCTGCTTGGCGCGGATGACCTTGATCACGCCGCCCGAGACGTGCGCGCCCGCCGCGTAGGTGAGCGTGATCGACTGCTGGCCGGCCACGGTCGCGACCTTCCAGGCGAGGACGGTGCCCGGAATGCCGGCGGCGTCCCAGTTGCCGTTCGCGGTCACGACGCTGCACCCGGCGGCGCTGAATGCGGCATTCGTGCCCGTGGTGGGGGCGACCGCTGCGGAGCACAGCACCAGGTCGCCGACCTGCGCGGCCGAGCCGTCGGTCGTGACCGTCAGCGTCCCGGTGGTGCCATCGGTGTCGGCGGCGGCGTTCGAGCCCGAGTCGACCATGCCGACCGCCGGATCCAGGCCCGAGAACGCCAGCGCAACACCCGCGTACTGCGACAGCCCGCCGTCGGACATCGTGTCCGTGATGCTGATGGCGCCCGCGCCAGTCTTGAACGCGTGGCTGAGCGTGCTGCGGATGTTGGCCGCACCGTAGATGTCGGCCAGGCGATTCGCGGCGCTGTAGCCGTTGTTCTCGCTGTCGGTGGTCGCGACCGTCGCGGTCGTGCCGCCCCGGCGGGTGCCGCTCGTGGCCACCAGCAGCGTGCCGGCCGGCTGGGCCGCGAGGCTGAAGACCGTGGCGGCGGTGCCGGTGGCGTTGTTCGTGGCCGGCGCCGGGGTGTTCAGCAGGGCCACCGTGGACGGCGTTGTCGTGCCGCCCGTGCCGCCGCCCGTGCCGCCGCCCGAGGATCCTCCGCCGCTCGATCCACCGCCGGTCGCGAACGATGCGAGGTAGGCGGTGGTGAACGCGGTCGCCAGTTTCTGCGCGCCCTGGTTCGACGGATGCGTGCCATCCCCGATGCCGTCTGCGCCCGCCGGGTCGTACCCGATCGAGTAGAAGTCCACGACGACGTTGGACGTGCCGTTCGCCCAGGTGTTCAGCCAGTCGAGACCGGCCTGCGCGACCGCCTTGGTGTATGTCGCGGGGATGATCCCGCAGGTGATCTTGACGTTCGGCCACGCCGCCCGGATCTGCGCGACCGTCGCCTGGATCTTCGCCGGCAGCAGCGTGCCGGTCGCATCGATGCCGGCCGTCAGGTCGTTGGTCCCGACGTCCATGAAGATGTCGTCCGGCACCACGCCCGGGTTGTCGGCCGCCAGCAGGGCGATGTTGGTCTCGACGCTGTTGCCGGCGTACGGCGCCTGCGCCTCGCGCAGCGTGGACGCGCCCTGTGCGGCGCAGGGCGGCGCCGCCGCGTTGCCGTTGCGCACCGGCTGGGTGAGGTACTTGCTCGCCTCGACGCCGATGCAGGTGACGGCGATGCCGGCGGCCTGCAGCGCGGAGACGATGTAGCCCCAGGGCGACACGTAGGTCGCCTCATTGACCCCGCCGCTGGCGTCCGACCCGCGCATGATCGAATCGCCCATCCGGACGATGATCCGCGAGGACGGCAGCGCCCCCGAGGCGGCCGGCACAGCGTGCGCGGCATACCCGTTGCGCGGCCAGCTGGTGGTGGCGAACGACGCGCCGAACGCGTCGGTATAGGTGGGCGATTGCGCCTCGCCGGCGAGGGCGTAGATCGGCGAGCCGGCCACCGGGATGTACCAGGCGGCATCGTCGAACTGGACGTCGGTCAGCAGTGTCTGGTCGGCCGCGCCGCCCTGATAGGAGCCGACGGGGGTGCGACGCAGCGCGTTGTAGTTGCCGGTGAGCGAGCCGCCGGTGCCGGCGCCGATCGAGCCATTGCCCTGCAGCAGGCAGTTGCGCAGTGTGGCCGTGAGCCCGCTGCTGTCGCGCTGTACGACCGTGGTGTTGTCGATCACCGAGACGTTGCGCAGCGCTACCGCCGTGGCTCCCCCCGCGAATCCGGCCGTCACGATGGCGGCCGCGATCTTCGCGAGCACGCCGCCTTTCATCGTCACCGACAGGCCTGCCGAGCCATACTCGGCGTAGGCCTCGATGCCGGTGGGCTGCGTACCGCCCGGGTTCGTGATGCGCGTGCCGTTGACGATGCTCACCCGGGTGCTGTCGGCGGCCCCCGTGCGATTGACCACCGTCATCGCGCAGCGGTTGTCGTGCAGGTAGCAGTTGTCAACCGTCATGTCGGTCACATAGCTGCCCGCAGCGCCCTGCCCCCGGAAATCGATCCCCTCGCCGTTGCTGTTCGAACTGTCGGCCCAACTCGATGCACCGTAGCCGTTGTGGTGCACCTCGTTTTTCTGGTGCACGCCGCTTCGCACGATGCCGCCGGAACCCTGCGTCGACGCCTCGATGCCGGCCAGCCCGCACTCGTGGATATTCGAGTTGCGCACCGTGTAGCCGTTCAGCGCCGCCGACACGCCGTTGTACAGCTGGGGAGAAATCCCGCTGTCGTAGCAGTAGGCCACCTCGCATCCGTCGATGACAAGGCCGTCGGAGCCGTATCCGAACTCGATTCCGTTGCCGTAGTAGTAGCCCGAGTTGCTGCGCGCGCCCCCGATGAATCGCACGATGCTGTTGGTGATCTTCATCGCGGGGCAGCCCCCGACGCCCACCCCGTGGACGCTGGCCCCCTCGATGATCAACCCGTCGATCACGAGGCCGGTGCGCGTCGCGCCCCCCACCGACGGCCGGACCCCGAAGTTCGTGGTGCTGATCTGCAGCGGCGAATCGGCGAGGCCCCCGGTGATCTTGATGTAGATCCGGCCGTTGACGTAATCCCAGAGGTAGCTGTTCGCGACCATGTTCGCGACGCCGGCCGGCCGGGTGTTCGACCCCTGGGTGAGGTGGCAGACCTTCAGCGGCAGGCCGCCGCGCAGCGCGATCCCGCCCCGGGAAACCGGGGTCCAGTAGGTGCCGGTGGCGCCGTCGTAGGTCCACGAGCCGGGCGCCACCGTGCGCAGGCCCGAGACGCGCGCACGCGCCGAACCCCAGGAGCGCAGTTCCGAGTTGTTGGCGTCCATCCACCCGTCGGGGATCATCACATCCGCGTCGAGCACGAAGAAGTCGCCCTTCAGGAATCGTCGATGGCTGCCGGTGCTGGGGCCCGACGACAGGCTGCGATACGGATCGGCCTGCGTGCCGGAACCTGCCCCTGCCGCGGCGGCGTCGTAGTAGTAGTCGGCCATCGATTACCTCGTGACTCGAAATGCCCGGGTCACCACGTCCTGCGTGCGGGCGTCGGTGTACTGGATGCGCACCCACACCCCGTCCGTGATCGGGCGAACCTCGATCACCGGCGCCGGCGTGCGCGCGACGGATTGCTCGAGGCCCATCTGCTGGCGCACGAGCCCGGTGAGTTGCGCCACCGAGACGACGTCGCCAACGCGCTGCGGCAGCCCCGCCCCGTACTCGGGGTGCCAGACGTAGCCGCGCACGCAGGTCAGCAGCCGGCGCAGCACGCGCTGCACGCCCGCCTCCGAGCCCTCGGAGACCGCGAGATCCCCCGAGGCCGAGACCGTCAGGTC